AAGGTTACCGGTGTCATCAACTTCACCGATGGAAGGACCACCAGCACCAGTTAGACCTGAGGTGTAGTCTAGCGTACCAGACATCGCGAGAGCAGAAGCAACATCAGCAGAAGTGATGATGAAATTGCCCTTTCCTCTACGAGTCTCTTGTGCGATTGCGTTAGCATCGCGCTCAATTTGGAACATAAGTCCCTTGAATTTTTCAACTGACCATCTGCCGTTGGAGTCAACGTCTAGGTCAAAACGACCAGCATTGGCAGTGTTGTTCTGAGCACCAGGCTTAGCGATGGTGTACACAGTACGAACAACTTCACGGTTGATCTCAGCAAGGATCTCACTAGACAAGATGTTAGCAAGTTCCTGCTCTGCATCAAGACCGTGGATTGCCTTAAGGTCTTGTGCCAATTCCAAGGTGTATTCTGCTTTGAGAGCTCTGGACTGTGCAGTCACAGAAGTCTTCTCAATGCTGAATGACATCTCGCGGAATAGTTTTCCGCTTTCTCCTAGTGCCTCAGCGTCCTCACGTGCCATGGGCTTAACGCCACGGTCATAAGTACCTGAATCGTTAAGAAGACCGGGGTTGCTGCCTGCAACGGGGTTAGCGGTGTCGTATGCGTTTGCTGTCGCATCAAATCCTGCAGAGAAGTCACTGTCGGGTTCGTTGTACAGTGCTTCAACACCGTCACGACCTTCATACTTACTCTTCATTGCGAAGATTAGTCCGGTAGGACCAGACATGGGTTGAACGCCACAAATGTCATAGGCAATGAGGTTAGGCATTGCACGACGGATGAGGCTGATCATTACAGGATCAAATCCAGCAAGACCACCAGTTTGGGTGGTTAGACCTGAACCTGAAAGGGCATTGCCGCCAATGGCACCAACGTTATTACCTGCTGATCCACCAGCTTCGTTAAGCATACCGCGCTCTTCGCGCATGAATCTTTCTTGGTTTTCTAACAGAACAGCGGTAACACTCTTTCTATAGTTGTCAGTGATGGCTGAAGAGCCTTCATGACCTAGAACAGGTGCCCACTTTTCGGTTAGAGCTTGTGCATTAAACATTTTTAGCTCCGATTAAAAATTAGGGTTTATAACAATCACTTCCAGCGGTTAAGGGCGGAAAGGTACTGTGCCATTGCTGGTGTTACCTCTTCGCTTAATCCTTCAACTGGAGTTTCATCTGCAACTTCTGCTGATGGAGTAGATACTGAATTTTTGAAGTATGACTCTTTAATAGTTTTAACTTTCTTAGAGAAATCTTCTTCAGTTACATACTCTAGACCTTCAGCAAGTGCTGCGAGTTTTTCTTTCTGAGTATCTGCGAGTCCTTCTGACACAGTGGACAGAATATTGAGTTTGGCAGATTCATTAAGACGATTCTGTAGTTTCACATTTGCCTTGACCTGTTCGTCTAGGCGCTCTTCCATTTCACGAATAGATTCCACCATACCTTCTACCACGTCAACCTTGTCGTCGGGGATAGCGATATAGTGTTCTTCAAAGAGACCTTTGAGACCTGCAATGAAGTCTTCAGTAATCTCATTTTTGATGCCACGATCAATAGCTACTTGATTTTCTTCTAGCCATTGAGTGACTGCGTAGTTTACAGTTCCGTTAACTTCTTCGGAGAGTTCTGCGTTAGCAGATTCTAGTTGCTTCTCCAATTCTTTACCGAAATGCTCTACAAGCTTGTCATACTCTTCAGAAATTTTCGCTTTGACAGCAGCTTCAAAAATAGTTTTTGCTTTCTCAGCGAACTCTTCTGAGAGTTCTGTGCCTTCTAGGAGGGCACTAATGTCTGATGACATATCCAGCTCTTCAAATGCTGGTTTGATAGGATAAGATACGTTAGGACCTTTCTTAGTTCCATAAGCAATTTCCGCGCCAAGTGTATTGGCACCTGCTTCATCACCAGGTTTACCTGACGGTGAAGTAACACTACCATCTTGTGAGACGGGTGCTGATGCTTTAGCACCAGGATTTTCTTCGCCTTCTTCTTTATTAGAATGAAGTGGTTCAGACTGCGAACCACCAAGATCAGTTTGTGACTGATTAGGTGCAACTGATGTAGGTACTGTAGGCATTGGATCTTTACCACTGCCGTTTTGTTGAGGATCACCCGAAATTGCTGAGGGATCTGAGCCTGTACCAGGAATTACTGAAGCAGTTACACGAGGCATAGGATCTGCCCCGGCTTCCATAACGACTTGCTGACCGCTCAGAAACTCCTCAAACTTTTCGTTTAACATGTCTGACATTTTGAGTCCTTCCGTAAATCTTATGATTATCTATAGTTTATTTATTAATTATAAACCTGCGAGGAAGTTTTGGAACACTTGAAGCGTTCTCTCCTCTAGGTTTTGGCGAGTAGATTCGCCTATGTGACGTTGATATTTAGCAACCTGGGACTCCTTAAGAATTCCATTATCCCAAACCCACTCCTTGCCTTCCATGATACCATTGACAAAAGCATCTGGTGCAGAAGGATCTGCCACGATATCGGCAGCTGTAGCAAGCATAAAGTCATCCATGACATACGCGGTACTTTCACGCTTATCAATACTTCCCATTCCGCGTGAAGATACACCAAGTTGTACACCTTCACCTAAGAGAGATTTAGCAATCTTTCCCATAGGAGTATCTAAGATTTGCGCTTTTCCCATGAAGTTATTACCTTCTGCTCTAAGCGAAGTAATTCTGTGGGAAACTCTATCAAGGTTGACAGTTGGACCATCAGGATGACCCAACTCACCGAGAGCACGATTAGTTTTAACATACTCTTCGTTATAACGTCCGACTTCACGTTCTAAAACTTGAAATGGATAAACCCGACCGTTCCTATTCTTCAGTTCAGACTGAAGAAAAACACCTTCAATGTATAGTTTTTTGTCATCACCAACTCCTTCGGTGATAACACGTACATCTTCAATCTGTTCCGTTATCAGTTTCATTAGTTTCCGTCTCTACTGGTTCGTCAAAATAAGTCTTGGCAACACCTTGCTTATATGTTGATAAAGTTTCTGATGCTTTTGCATATAGCAAATCTTGAATAGCATCAATCGCTTTTGACCTTTCATTGTCTGCAATAGCAGTTACAATGTTAACAACTTCCGCTTCCGGATTAACCGGAGTAATATTATTTTCCATGACTTATTATTTATTTAGTATTAGTAGAAGGTTGAGACTTTGCTATCTGCAATTGTTTTTGATGAGCATCATCTGCTTTTTCTTGTTCTCTTTCGTGTGAATCGTCAGCTTGTTGAGCTGCAATTTCTGGTTGGAATGCTTGGTTCTGGCGATCCATCATATCAAACGTATTAATATCTGCTGGATTCATTGCTAAACCAGAATCAATTTCTGATTGCATTTGTTTATCAATTTCTTTGTATTCTTTTTCGTTTTGTTGTAGAACTTGTCTTCTTACATATTCAAGAGAAAAATATTTACCAACAAAAGGATCCATTTGAGTTGCAAGATTGATGCGTTGCATCATTAGTTCTTGCTCTTTCAACTCATTGAAATGATTATCAAATAAGAAGTCATATTGAATATGCTCCTTCATTTCATCCCAATCTTCAGGAGAAATTACTCCTTTGAGAATAAGTTGTGTCTTAAGGATATCGTGAAAGAGTTCTCCAAAACGCTTACGTAGACGACCAATAAATTTAGTAAACTTAAGTTCGTCACGGAGGACTTCAGTACTCTTGCCAAGATTAAATCCTTTACTCTCATCAGTGAGACGTGAGGGTGGTAGGTTCAGTGAGTTGTATAGTTTCTTTTTGAAATATTCAACATCCTTGAGCTCACCTAGGTTCTGACCACCAGGCAGCGTAGTAATTTCAGTACCACGACCACCCTCTCTACGAGGTAACCAGAAATCCTCAAGCATACTCATATGCTTTTTGTCATCACGGATCTCACCAGTGCTAGCATCGTACACTAGTTTATTACGATAACGTGCCATCACGTCACGGAGATATTGTTCCGCTTTAACCTTAGGTAGATTACCCACATCAATGTAGAAAATTCTACGTTCTGGTGCGCGGGATAATCTGTAAATAACTAGAGCATCTTCAATCATTCTGAGTTGATTGAGTGATTTAATTCCCTTGTGTAGGAAACTCAAGTGCATTCTTTTATTTAAATCTTGAACACCAGAAGAACAAAATGCAATAGAATCTGCAGCAATTTTAATTCCTTGGGCGTTTGACATATCACCAATTGGACCAAGAGCTCCGCCCTTTAAATATCCTTTGGGATTATATAAAAAATAATCAACGTAATGACCCCATTCGTATTCTAGGGCAGTACCTTTTATTGCTCGGTTTAATCTAGGATCAGATGAACCAGAATCTAATTTTTGTCTGACCTTACGCATTTTGAGCGGGTCAATATAACGTAATTCAAGAATTCCTTTTTTTGGATTATCTAAATCAATTACTTTGTGGTAAAATAATTTACCATCAATGTACCAACTACGAACTATTTCGTGAGCACGGTTGTCAAAGTTTAACATCTGTTTGATTTTATCAAACTCATCACGAATTTTTTTCTTAACTCCAGAACCAATTTCTAGATTGTTTAAGTCAACTTCAACGCAACTATCGTTGGCATCACTAACTACAAATTCATTTACAATTTCATCAACAGCAGAATCTACTTCTGGATGTAGAGACATGTCTCTATAACGTTTGATTAATTCAAACTCATTTCTTGCAGTAGCGTCTGTGTCTACATACGTTCCAAAGTAACCGCCTGCTGCAATAGAGACTGGCTCGTCAGCAGAAGGAGGGACAGGGGATTGACCCTTCTGACCCTCCTTACGATTAATTTGAAAGCCAAATAACTGACTCATAATAATTGTTCAACTGTACGCTTCCTATTATTTAGGCAACCGTAATACCTGCTTCTCCAGCACTCTCAACAGTCCAATATGAATATTGGAATTCAACTGAGAACTCTTCAATCTGATCATTGCTATCATAAGCAAGATCAATTGCGGAAGATGCTGTTGGGAATGCATACCAAAGTTTGTAAGTTCTTAGAACCTTACCTTCAGCTTTCTCATCTTTTTCCATTTGATGAACGAAGAGATGCTTACCATAAACGGTAGGATCAATAACTTCGTTTACATTGGATTCGTGACTGTTCATTTGTCTCATCCAATCCTCAAAGAAGGCACGAATTTTCATGTCTTCGTCATTAATAAAGGTGGCACTCCAGTTATCAAACGTGCGGTCTCCCGCAATTTTAACTGTGCGTCCACGGAAAGGAACTTCAATCACACCTACATTGGATGCTGGTAAAGCAGCAGACTTGCACATATATGATGCAAGGTTCTGCCTTGATGCGTCATCTCCAGGGAATGCAATATCCACCCTGAACATGTTGGGTCTTACACCCTGTTTTACTTTGTTTAAAAAACCAGAGACTGAATTAGTTACTGACATTTTTTTAGTTACTCCTTACTGTTGTATTTAATGATGATCAGCGTCCAACTACTTCGCTGAAGGAAACTCCAGTTCTGGTTGCAGTAAACGTTACTGAAACGTAGTTGATGGAGCGAGCGGGTTTGATGAAGATTTCTGCAACAAATTCGTTGCGGTCAATAACATCAGGGGTGTTGTTGGTTTCATCACAAACAACTAGGAAATCAGTGATTCCCTGAGCAGCAACGATGTTATCTAGATAACCACCGATTGCACCAGCAAATGAGGTGCGAGTAGTTGTATCGTTGATTTCAAAAAGAACACTCTTAGAAAGTTGTTCAACTCTTTTCTCAACGTTAAGGAAGAGACGGCGAACATTGATTCTATCAAATGCTGATGGTGCAGAAAGAGCAGTTTTATCACCGAACAATACAGCACCGCTACCTGGGAAGGTTACGATTGGATTAATTCTGTTCTGATAAAGTTCGTCTCTATCTGCTTTGTTTGGATTGAATGCCAGTTTAATTACGTTGCGAAGACCGCCACGATTCATGCCAGCAGGAGAAATCCAATCAGCAACTGTTTCTGAAGTATTAACGCAAAGACCAGCGATGTCTCCATTGCAAGGAATGTAGCGATACTTATCATTAAAACGATCATACATGTACTTGTAACCGCTATCAAGAACAGCGTATGAAGTAGATGTAACTGTGTTGAAGAAATTAACTGTGTTAGTTCTTTGATCTGAAGCTGACAATGCAGTTCCGCCAGTACCAATTTGATTTCCTTTATGGGGAGAAACAAATGCGATACAATCTTTGCGGAGAGCAGCAACTGCTACACATTTCTGTGCTTTAGCAAGTGTGTCTGATTCCGAACCCATAGATCCACCCATAAGGATGAAGTTAGTTTCGGTTGCTTCGGTATCTGCAAACAAATCCATAGCAGCATTTACTTCTCCGGGAGTATATGAATAATCATCAACTCCTCCAGATAATGTAGATTCGTTTAATGCTGCAAGGAGGAACTTAGATCCAGTTGCTAATGCAGATGAATCTTGTCCAAATGCTTCTGCACCACCTGCGGTTGTTGGTTCTACGAGACCAGTCAATGATCCACTAGTGTAGATGTATTCAGATTCTACATTAATGATATCTTTAAAATACAGAGAAGAACCTTCTGCACTCTTAGCATCAGTCAACTTAGACAGATATGTTATTCTCTCCAATACTGTTGATGCAGCACCAGAAACATTACCTGTAGTATCAATAACTGCAAAGTGAATTTCGTCATACGAAATACCTCTGTCTGCAGCATATGCAGAAGTACCAGGGCGAGGACCAATTGCTCCAAGAGTTAATTCGGTTCCTGCAATTTTGGTATTGGTATACCAATCTTTAACTGAAGAAATTGCAATGTTATCATTTGATACAGTGCCGATTGTAACAGAAAGATCTGCACTTGCTCCAGTTCCAAGATCTGCTGCGGGTACTGTAACAACATCACCTTGTGTATATCCAGTACCACCTGCCTGAACTGTAACTGAAGTAACAGCTCCATTGACATCAATGATAGCTTGTACTTGTAACCCAGTTCCTGTACCACCAGACGGTGAAGATGTATGATTACCATTTTGAGAACCAACACCAGTATAAGCAGCAAATGTAACTGCTGATACTATACCATCTCCTGGTTCGTCAAATACATCAGCTGATGTAATGAGTGCAGTGGGGTTTTCTAAAATAACTGCTAGTTCATTCGTTGCACTATCAAACGAATAAATTCTACCTGCCTTACCACCTACAGTTGTAAATGCAGTATTCATTGCCGTTGTTGCGGGAGCAGATGCTAACTTTAGAATCTGATCTGCACCACGGTCAACTGCTACAACTTTAAGTGAGTTACCCCACGTTCCTGCTGTTCTTGCTGCGAATGATTCTGCACCACCAACACCAGACTCATAGTCTGATTGGTTTCTGATTAAAACTGCTGTGCCATCTGATGTAGCATTAAGAACGCTGGTTTCTGCACGAACTACCGCTAATCTACCACCGTATCCTAGAAACTCAGAAGCAACGAGCCAGTCTTCTGCATTTGCTTCCGAAGGAGTACCGAAGGTTCCTACCAAATCTTTCAATGAAGAGATGGGAGTAATTTCTCCGATGGGTCCTTTTTGGAATGATGATGCGAAAGCTGCTGTTAAAGTTGAGCTGCCTACAATGGTAACATTAGTAAGGTCGCGTTCTCTTAAAATAACACCAGGCGAGACTTGACTTGCCATCTTTTATCTCCTTAGAAATTCCGATTTTACCTGAAATTATTTATCTAAACACGGTTCTTCAGAGGGGAAACGATGCATGAACTTATTACCAGTCTGGATATTCCCACCTGTTACTGTCTGTTTTTCTTCTTTTTAATACTCTAGTTTTAGTGCAGTCCTTACATTCATATGAATATGCTGACGGAGTAGTTCTATTTTTTCTAATCTTATAGAAGTCATTAATTAATTCTTTGCTTATACCGCACGACCTACATTTTCTTTCTGTAAATATCAGATGGTCTAGTGAGAATTGATCCTCTATATTCATCAGTAGTTCCACATGTAGGATACTTCTTCCTGTGTCGTTCCATACTCCCAAACGGTTCCGTCTTCGTCCACGAAGGTATCATCACCCAGACCGTCATCAACAAAACCAAAGGGAGCCATGTCTTGCTCAATCTGATTACGTTGTTCATCATAAATTCTCCTCCTTATATCTTGATCTGTCATTTCTTTAAAATACTCTTGCATGACTAACCATGCAAAGAGAACCATACACATTACAAGGTCATCGTGGTATCCCTCATCTGCTTCCCACGCCTGTTTCTTCTGTACAAACGTAGTAAGTTCTTGGAAGATCTGGAAGTCATTAAACAATAACTTGTCTTCCTCAATAATTGCTTTGAGATTAGAGCAACCAATCTTCTTAACGGTCACACTCATCTTGACACCTAGTTGTGTTTTGTTTCCTGAGAATCCTTGCCCCACGACTTGACCAGCTCTACCACGCATCGCACACATAAGTACGTTAGGATATTCAAGATCGTAATTAAGAGTAGCAGCAATAGAATCGCCAATGTCGTTTACCTCTACTAAAATGTATGGGTTATTATATTCCTTTGCTACTTGGAAGATGACGGATGGAAACAGAACAGGTTTAATCTCATTATTTCTGTACTTCGCAACGATCTTATACGGCATCGTGGTGATATCAAACACGAGGAAAGCACTATAGTCGCCGCCAATTCCTCTGGCAACATCAACAGTAATGATATATTCGTGATCCTTCTCTGCTCTCGTGTAAA